GTGTGGTGCGCCGTGTTGTACTTCCGTTCCGTTAACTCCGTAGTTAACAAACTTCCAATAGAAATCAGCGCTTAATCCAATAGTTACAACATTGCCTTCTTTCGTTACTTGTTTATCCGGAATTATGCTTTGTCTTAATCTTCTAGACGCTGCAATATCCAAACGATCCATTTCAATTACCAATTGGTCGGCAACATCTTGCATTAAATCTTTCAATAAACCTTCCAATGGTGTTCCTGGCAACCCCTTAAGAATTGCCTCGGAATTTCCTACCGTTATTAGATTTTTGAAATATTCAACATCTTGCGCCATATATTAAAATGGTAAAGGATTTACTTTAGGTACAAAAATTATCATTTCCAAGTCTTGCAACCAAACAAATTCAGGATTTTGATTTTGTTCTATTTCTTCTATTGAAATAATCCAATTATCAGCATCGTCTTGAATAGGATTAAAATAGCTATCCTCATCAAACAATTGACCTACTAATAAGTATTTTTGTTCTATTGTTAAAAGACCTACATAGATAGTCTTTTGTTCGGTTGTTAAATCTGTTATTTTCATAATTATACGTTTCGTCCTAAAGTTGTTTGGAATGCTTGTACTGCAGTATAATAGTTAGCTGCTTCTGTATCTGTTAAACCGTCTCCTATTGAGTTAAATGCAGTTTGATTGTTTGTATATGCACCTGGTGTTCCTGTATAATTTTCAGATGATATATATATATTTGCATTTACTTGTGTTGATGATGTTCTTGCAACTGTTTGCTTTAATGTACTATTTGCAAATATTTTAAATTGAGCTGAGCTGATTCTATTACCAATTAATAAGCCTAAATCAGATATTGCAGTTGTATTTTGCTGGTCTGTTTGAGATACAATTTCACTTATATTACCAAGTCCACTACCATAATCAGGCGCTAAATTCAATCTTATTAAATATGTACCGACACTCATTGCGGACATTAATACTTTGCTGGTTGCGCTTGTGTTTCTTCTATAGTAAGAAATATGCGTTGAATCCTTACTTAATGCTTGAGTTGTTGGGTTAAAAAATGTATTAGCGTAAGCATTAGTTCCATTAGGCAAAGCACCATTACTTGAATGTGTCCAGCCTCCGTTAAATACCAACCTAAATGCGGCATTTGTGTCTAATGGATTCTTAAGGTTAAATTTATGTGAAGCAGCCGTTCCACCAACAAATGGATATAATCCTTTCATTTTTGACCAAATGCCGTAGCCTTTTAAGTCAACAACAAGTTTATCAATTGCTCTTTTTTGTGTTGCATCTGTAATCGCAGCAGCCGTTATAAATGCTTGTGCGTCTGCGTCTGTTGCAGCGGCTACACTTATTGCATTAGAACTTTTAGATACAGAACCACCCGCATTGGTAGCTGTAACAGTGCAAGTAATAGAAGTTGAACCGTCCGCAGTTACTAAAGTATATGTATTGAAAGTAGCTCCTAAAATTACGCTTCCATTTCTATTCCATTGGTAAGTATATGTAATAGGAAGAGTACCGCTCCAGGTCCCGTTAGTTGTGGATAAAGTTTGACCTATTACACCACTACCCGAAATAACCGGAAATACAACACTCGATGGTGGAATTGCAGCATCGGAGAATGGATTAGATACGAATGGACTATTTAGATATCCGTATAACATAACTAGAAGTTTTCGCCAATCAATATAACTGAAACACTACCGGATGCTAATTTAACACCTGAAAACTTACCGCCTCCAATTGGTCTGAAGATTGTACCTGCTTTAATTGCTATTGCAGTATTGGCAATATAATCGGATTTCTTATCCACTCCAGCAACCTTAATAGATGTGAAAATAGTATCTTCTAAAACTACTATTCCGCAGCTATCTTGAGTTAATTCTGTTGTATTGTTGACTACCTTAGTACCCAACTGTCCCGCCATTACTTGTAAATTGTTCATTGTTTTATATTTTTTAGATTTATAATTGACTTGCTCCTATCTATTAGAGAGTTTTTTCTTTGCATTGTACACTAAAAATTTACATTTATGCGAATAAGAGTAAATATTTAACATAGTAACTTTATTCCAATCCCCTTGAAAAAACTCTTTTGCTATCACGTCGAAGCCTTCCTCCCAAGCAAATTTAGAGGGCTTAATATCTTTTCTATTGTTTTTCTCGCTCTTGCTTTCTGTACTGATATTAGCATTGATTGTTTTATTTTGGTCAAAAAAAAAGCGGACGCATTCATAAAAACATCGAGCGGCATATACTCCTTTATAATTTCGTATCTGTCTGCGATTGGATTAAGTAAATTATCGTTCTCATCCACTGCGCCGTACAATTGTCCCTTAGGAAAGTAGAACAAACAACCAAAATAAACCGGATCCTTTTTCATGTCTCCTTTACTGAAATCCGCGTGCCATCCAACACCTACCTTTTCAGCATTGATTAATTCAAACTTGATGCCATTTAACGTGATTTCTTTTGGCGGCTTATTTACTTTGATTCCCGAATATAACCTAACTATGTGGCTAAACATTTTAGCTATATCAGTTGCGTTAATTCGTTTTAGTTTTGGTCTAGATATATTAGTGAACAAATGGATAAATTCTAACTGATCCATTATATCTAGTTTGTTTTCATTTAAGAAATACGGGTTTTGTAGTGCGTTAAAATGCTCTATTCGTAAATCATTTGTTTTGTTGGGTAATTTAATTTCCATATTATGCAAAGTATTTTCCTTTTTTAGATAAATGTTTTCTAGCTTGGTTGTATAAAGATAGTGAAATAACGCTGTCATCGTGTATGCCTTCAGGAGCTGCGTATTTTACGTGCCTAGTCTTTAGGTCAAATATATATGTAAACGCTTCTAGTTCGTCTATTAGATACTCTTCATTCGGTATTGTTAGCTCCATTTGTTCAAACGAGACAGCCAAATCTTCAATCATAATCGGTTTGGTTTTAGAGCTAGTCGTATATGGCTCAATTAAATTACCCGTAGATTTCTTGAGCATTTCATAGAACACGTCGCCCTGGTTGTTTACTTCAACGTAGGTCAAAGCGTTGAATTCTTTTATTCGTTTAGCTACCTTGTTAATTATATTCGTCCATTCGTCCTGCCGGTAACGTTCAATGAAGAATACGCCTCCATCTTTTGTACCTATTGTTAAAACCGTGTAATCATCCGCTCGCCCAATATCCAAACCTCCGAATATCTTACCCGTATTAACAGCGGTCCCAATTGACTCCCGAACATTCCTAAATAAACCCGTTGCGCCATCCAAAAACTCCGCTAAATATTCTTGCCTAAATACATGATCCGGAACAGTTTGCCTAATAGAGTCAATTTCTCTAGGATCAATCATTGGATTGTCGTACGAACTAAATTGAAAGTACTTATAACGTTCGTCCTGGTGCCTTAACAAAGATAGTTTATACATCATTCGTTTGCCTCTAGGAGTTGAGATAAACACCACTTTCTTACCCTTAACTAATACCGTAGGCTGTAATACTTCTTCCCATGTATTTGCCTTCATAAAATCGAACTCATCACAAATCAAATAGTCGAATGTATTACCACGTATGCCGTCGCTTCGTTCAGCAGAAAAGAATTGAATTTGACTGCCGAATCCTTTAACAATTAGTTCGGTATCATTATAACTAAATAAACCACTCGATATAGTTGATTTCTTGAGTTCAGTATATACTTTCTTTGATTGCTTATAAATAGGACTTACCCATCCAATCATGCAACCTTTGTCATTTATAGCCCAATACAACTGCTGGTTTATACAAAGCATAGTTTTCCCAAACTGCCTACCAATATTCAGTACGTAATATTTCGCAGCATCGTTGTTTATACTTTGATGAATTACCAATTGTTTTGGATGTGGCTTGTATCCTTTAATTGTCGAACTCAAACTTATCTACGTGTTTAGACTCTATTTGTTGGCGGTCATGCATTCCTAAACGATTCTTTGCGTAGAAAATTCCCTTGCCTTCATTTGCTACAATATCCTCTGCTAAAGCTGCAAATGTTCCGTCAATATTTTGTATTACTTTTTGCTTATAAGTATTCTCCCATTTAAGCCATCTGTAGTAGGTTGCTCTTTTTATAGTGTCTTTTTTATCGTAGTTTTTAGGTATCCAAATCCATAAGAAATACTTAATAGTTGGGATGTGTCTATCCCTTTGTTCTACTACTTTACCGCTAGAAGTTGCAACCTCTTTTACGTTCGACAAACACTCGTCAATATATTCAATTGCTAATTCTTGCAATCTGTCAACAAATGATTTGCTTTTAATGTTCATTACTTAATTTTACTTATAAATGATTTACGACTCGTTGCCTTAATTGTTGGATGTAATTTCCTTAACTCCGAAAGGCTCAACTCTTCAAAAGTTGCATTTGTTCCTTCGGTTGGCAATTGTCGAAGGTAATTATTGACAATATGAACTGCACCTGGAATACAACCTTGACAACCTTTAGATAATACCTTTCCTTTACCCGTTGCAAGTAAAGTTATCTCAAAATAAACGTGTGCCAAATGGTCGAATTCAATGCCGTAATAGTCAAAACCATTGATTTTAATTTTTGGCATTATAAAATCTAGACTTACTTGAGCTTCTTTCCCTAATATCATCTTCTTTCTGTTGTTATTGCAAAGGCATAAACTGCTATTGCTGTTATTGGTTGTGCTGTTATCAA